TTAGAAATATCAGGATCCATGCGGGACAAGAATTGTCGAGGATCTGGGAGGTCAAGCATCTTGCTCAACGAACGAGCATCAACGTTTTGGAATACTGCAGGGAATTGCTGAGCGAGGCTTGTAATCATTGACTGGGTAGCAATTTTGCTTCGTGGCATTGTTGAATCCATCGGAACAATAACCGTTGGTTTCTCATCAATATCTTTAGCTGTCCAACTAACTTCAAGTGGAACGCCTTGTTCAGTTAAAAGCATAACTTTGCGTGTAAGTTGTGTTGATTCCGCATTCATCCGGTACAACAACAAAGTCATTTCAGCAATTCTACCCCAACCAAATGATTGATCTTTAGCCATTGGGCCAAGTGGGGTATCGTCTTTTTCTGCCAATAGCGCTAAAGCTAAGCCGCTGTTACGGTCGCCAGGTGCTTCGCCACGGCTTGTTTGGTGAGTATGGAAAATGTCGTCAAGTTCTGCTTCAAGGAATTGAGCTTCGTTTGAGATCCAACGAGGTACTTCAGGTGCGGTTTGCCAATGTGGTTCACCAATTTCACTGTTGTACTCCATAATGTCAGCGGGGTCAATAGTGATAGCGTCTGCGTCATCTACGGATCCTGTCGGCACCATAAGACGAGCATTGGCAGCCTTACGCATGTGTTCAAGAATTGTTGAGCGAGCACGGTTATAGGCGTATTGAACGTCCCTCGCCGGCGTTAAAAGCGTATGTCCAACCCAGCTATTAGGAATTTTGTTTTGCCTAAACAAAGACAAGTTAAGGTGCTTAAACGGAAAAGGCCATTCGTCTTCTTGAAGAACTACTTTTCCATTAACGACATGAACCACGCATCCCGGACCACGCGAGGTGGGCCGTTCGTAGTAAACATAGACAAGGGTGGTTTTGGGCGGCGCTCCACCAGGGCGGCGTAGCAAAATACTGCGGTGACGAGAAGACAACATAGCTTCAGCATCGGCTTTAGGAAGTTCTTCAAGGTTGTACCTTTCCTGTACTTGTTCAGGTGGAAGACTTGTGCACCGGATCCACCAACGAGCATCTTCAGCACTTTGAGAACCAGGCTCAAGGCTAAATTCATTAATGCCAAGTGGTGTCAATCTGATACCACCAACAGGAACAGAAATCTGTGATAGAGGGTCTAGTAAGAAATCTTCACCTTTGTCCGGATCCCAGTCAACAGCAATAGCAGCTGCCCCACCAAACAATGTTTGCAAAAGAGCCATTTCACGAATATTTTCCCAATGGCCATGACGTTGCTCACCTAGAAGCAGGTATTCCTGGAGTCGTTGCCGGCGCATAGAGCTATCGTCCATACCGGATGGTTGAACTTCCCAGGTTAACTCAGATTTTGTAAGACGAGCCAAAAGGCTGCGAGTACGAGGGCCATACTTGTCAACAGTGATACGGGATCCACGTTCAGCTTCGTTAGCGTAATCTAGTTCTTGAACAATGTTGCGAGTAAAGTCCCACCAGATCCATTGGTGAGAGGCGTAATACGACGCATTCATCCAATAGTCACGTCGTTCTTTAACAAGATACTGATCGGCTACTTGCCACAAATCAACAATTTTGGCAGCTTCTGGTGGTGACCAAGGCTTCACGGTGCAACTCCTTCAGCGGATAAACGCCAGGTGTGGTAATCATCATCGTCCTTTTTAGGCTTCTTCTTAGCAGGAGTAGGTTGCTTTTCAGCACGAACCATAGCAGTAAAGTCACCCGTGTGCCTAGATACTGCCATTTGTGTTAATCTCCGGTTCTCTCGAACAAGCCAAATTACGACACCCATATTACCGAGCGCCACTACAGCCAACCATATCATATTTCTACCTCATCTGGAGCGGCAACTTTAAAGGATTTCTTTACCGGAGCTTCTTTTGGAACAGCTGGAATTGAGTGAACAGTACGCAAAGCAGACTCTAGTTCTTCAATGCGTTCGGTCAACCTAATATTAGAATCAGCAAGGGTTTGATTCATGTCAGCAAGGGTTGACGTAAAGCCAGCTGCTGTAAATTCAATATTGCGTGATGTTGAGACCATGCGAGCCATTTCCATAGCGCAATCTGCACAGATATAGAAACGGGAGTTAGCAGATGGATTAACATCGTCTGGGCTATTGAAATGATCTAGATCAATCCCGGTATCAATAGTAGGTGTGTTAATGCTTCTACACATCCAACAGCAACCTGGTAAATAAAAATAATTGTCAACAAGTAACATTAGTGCTTCCATCCTTGGACTGGCTTACGTTTGCCGGCTCTATCTAGTTTTTCCATATATCGCTGGACTCTTCCTTCTGCCCCTTCATTATACCTTTTAGCAGCACGTTTTGGGAGTTCATAGGGTCTACAACCCAATAAATATCGCAAAGCGTCAACTGCGTGATCTTCGTCTTTTGTTTCCAAATCTTCAGGATTGTTTTTAGCATGACGCATCAAAGGCAGCGTTCTAATCAAGTTAAAACAATTGTCAAAGATTTTAAGATGAACAGTGCCATCAATAGGCGAAGGAGCCATATAACGCTTAACGTTTTGCCAGCCACCAACACGTTGGTTTTTAGCTCGTTGACACACAACACCGTTAGTTTGATACTGCCCGGCAATCGTTGTACCTGTTCCGGCTGTGTTGTTAAATGTAGAAGGGTCAATAACGGTCATAGCTATAGATTCCGGCTGTCCATTACCGTTTACGGAACGAGACTTTATAAGCCTGGCCTGTTCCGCTGCAGTGAGATTTTTAACGTATGCCTCCCGGTAGATATACATAGTCCCGTCTGACGGGTCAAGCGCACCCCATAAGCAGCAGAAAGGGTTGGCTGTACCAAAGTCGATACCTCTATACCGCTGCCACGATTCCGGTATCTCGAACGAGGGTACGACGTGAATGTTACGTTGAAACTCCGAGAAATATTGCCCCGTAAACGTATCCCAGTCTCCGAGAAGTTTTTGCCTTCTTTCGGTTTCAGGTAGCATCGAAAGGTGCTTTTTGTAGGTTGGATCAATGTGCGGGTTGTCGACAACAGTTGACGGGACAAAAGCGACGACCAGATGAGTATTGGGATCATGGTCAATTTCAAGGTTCTCAAGCTCTTGTAAATCATCAGGGATCTCAACCAATTTCACGATAGGTGGATCTTCAAATCCATTAGATACATCATAGACCACAATATATTTACCGTATTGGGTCGGTCCTACAAGCATTTGATATAGGAAGGTATGTCCACGGTCACCGGGGTTTGTGGCAAACATAACGTGGGTACGAACGCCACTTGCTGCCATTTTCTTGCTGGTACGCAAACGACCTGAGATCATAAGCATTTGATACGGGGTAAACTGGGTAGCTTCGTCGAAACCAATAAAATCGTATTCAGCAGACATGAACTGTCCAACGTCTTCGTCACGAGAACAATAGCCGTATTCAATAATGCTTCCATTGCCATACCACCAAGCCTTAACGTTGTCTACGGAACGCAGGATTGCGTCTACGATCAACTGTGCGTAACGTACCTGTGTACGGATAATAAGCGAACGACGTAGTTCCGGCAGCGATGTACGGATCAACAGGCTTCTATGGCCCGGATACATAAGGCTTAATTGATGTACGTGATAGGCAAGAAGCTCTGATTTGCCACCGCCGGCCGCACCACCATACAAAAGCCAGTCGACTTTCTTTAACAGCGTGTTGGCTCTTAGTTGGCGTTCGTTACCTTGCAAAGACCAAGCTGAAAGGTCCTCTTCAAGTAGCTTAAGATATTCATCCTGCTCCCTTGTTGAAAGCTGTTTGAACTCGTCATCTGATAACAGAAGACTCATGCGTCACCGGCAACAGCCCTTAAACCACCCTCGACACGACGTTTAGCCTCAAGACGTAGTTCTTCCAACCTAGTTTGACGGGTTTCCGGAGTTTCATTTTGTGTACCGGAAATAGTAGTAGCCTGGTTCATTTCAAGACGAAGAATGTCATGCCAGATCTTTGCGATCTTAGTTGCCTCTTCAGCGTTCTTGATTTCCCATTCGCCACCCAAAACACGCAAAGCATGGTCCATCATGATACCAATAGCAAGTTTAGGCAGATCTTCCCTGTCAACACCTTCAGCAATCTTTGACATACCAAGCTTTTTAAGCTGTTCTTGAGCTGTGACAATTTCTTT